GGGACCGGCAGCGCCGTCGGAGAAGCGGTCTTCTTCGGCGATGACATCTTGGCGTTGGCGGAAGTTGAGGCCCCTGAATTGCTTTTGGCGATTCCGGCGGACTTCAACCGGCAGCACTCGATGGCCTGGTACGGCGTGTTGGGCTTCGCCAACGTCTGGGGCGACAGCAGCTCTGATGGTGAAGCGCGAAGCGTCTATTTCACGTCGTCCTAGTACTCACTGAATGGACAGTGAGTAAGACAGGCAATGAACTCAATCAGGAGGATCGAACATGATTCGGTACAACTTGAACAAGATCTGGAGGGCCGTCAAAGGCACGTCCCTCTGGAAGTTGGTGCAGCGGGAGCAGGATCTCCCGTTAGCGTTGGATATTCACCGGGCCGTCTGCTGGGCACCTTCGATGGAGAAGGCCCTTGGCATGGGGCTCTTGAATCGACCATTGCCCACCTTGGCCGGTGGGAACTACGGCTCCGAAAGTCGGCGATGGCTCGCTCCGGATATTGCCGGGGTGATGGACTTCAGTGGCACGGGCTCTGAAGGCCAGTTCTACATCTTCGATTGGTTCTTGGTCGATACCATTGGGTTTACCTTTGGCGTCGCCGGGACCACAACCCCAGCCAAGATCGATTTTGATCTCTATCCAGGGATCAATGCGACCGGCACCATCATCGCCTCGAACCTGGACGGCACGCAGGGCACCATCACGGCGCCCAATGCCACCACGGCGCAGGCGATCGGCGCGGTCAATTACAAGGTCATGGATGGACCGATCCTGTGTCGGCCTGGCAACTCGATTGACGTCGATGTTGCCACAGCCTGTACAGCCGGATCCTCGGCGATGGCATTCGTCCTCGGGTATCCCAAGGGCGAGACCTTCCCGAATCTGAGCACCGGGTTTCTTGGCACTTAATCTCTAACCTTGGCATGACAGGAGGCGGCTCATCCGCCTCCTGATTCATGAGAAGGAGTTCACATGTCTGGCATTTTTGTTCGAGATAAATACCTGTTCAACCGATCCCGCAACCAGAAATGGAACGGGATTGAGAATCAAATCCCCGGCAAGGTGTTCTATGTCGTGCCGAATACGGCCTATACCTCGGCGTTCACCGTGGCGATGGCGGCAAGCTGGGCACGCGAGAACAACCAGTACGTCTACGATACGGTCAATCTGGCCTATGCGGATGTGGTCGACGGCCGAGGCGATGCCATCGTCCTCTTGCCCGGTACCCATACCCTGACGGCCAATATTGCGTTGGCCAAGTCGAACCTCTCGATCTGGGGGGCAGATGCGTGGGCTGGACGGAAAGTCCGTAAGCCCACCTCCATCATCAAGGGGATTGCAGGGTCGGCCGCATTTGCCATCACGGGGGCCGATGTATCCTGGTACGGCCTCACGATTGTGCCGATCACGGCCTTGAGTTTTGCCACCTTCACGGGGGCTGCAGATGGGTTGACGGTCGAAGATTGCTACTTCGATATGGCCACTCCTGCTGTGAACATCGCGACCGAAGGCTTTACCGGCTCGGCTGCGATTGAAAACTTCAAGTTCAAGGGCAATGTAGCTTGGTCCGACGGGGCACAAGGGCCTTGCGTAGAATTGGTCGGCGCGAACATCAACGGGCTGTTCCAGGACAACCACTACCATGTGGATACCGGCACCTGGGCCTCAGCTGTCAACCTGATCGATATTGACGGCATCGTTGCTGTCAATGAGCTAGCGACCTGTGGCGGAACAGCCATGACGGCCTGTTTCACGGGATCCGGCACCACGGTCATTGCAGGGGCCCTGTTCCGAGATTGCCGCAAGGGCGTGCTCGTCACGCTTCTGGTGGACGGATTTGGGACAACCTCACATGCCGAAATCGTCAATAACTATACGGCGACGATTGGGGGCGGCACAGGCTCCACGCTTGTGACAGTCATTACCTAATCACCGTCTGAATGGTGAGCGATGGGAGGGGCCAAGACCCCTCCCATTTCAGAAAGGATGTATGCAACGACTCGCAGGCAATTTCATCATCAAGCGGAGTTTCATTTCGTACGGCGCCGACGGCAACATGGCGGAGCTATACGAACTCCCGAACGGCCAATGGCAGTTTGGGAAGGGCCGGGATGCCACCGTCATTACCTCGATGGAGCAGGTCCCGATGGTCACAGATCCGTCTGTTCGAAAGGACATCGAAGCCTGGATTGAGCGGACTAAAGGGCAAACACTGCAGGCCGTTCAGCAGGGTGCAATGCCCTTACTGGCTGGCGAGACCCCACGCGATCGATTGAGCACAGCGTTGAGTCGGATGCCGGATGAAGCCATTGCCAGGATTCTCGGCTCAATCGAGCAGGTCATGGGACCGATTGCCGATTCCCTCAATGCGGCGGCACCGACGAATCATTACAGCGATGGGTTTGGCCAAGATCAGAGCTATGCACCGCCGGCATCCATCCCGTTCACACTTCCGGAAGGGGCCAGGTGGGCACAGGAAGGCCATCCCGAGAGGGGGTATCTGACGCCAGGGACCATCAAGGACGAAAAGGGAAATATCGCGATGCAGTGGCACCCGACGCCACAATTCGCAACGTTCGTGGAGATGGCTCCCGAAAAGACTGACATTGAAATCGAAATGGCGGCAGAGCGCGAAAAGCACCAAGAGCAGGAGTTGGTCGGTGCTGGATCCGGCCGACGCTCGCGCCGACGATAACCGTCGAGACGGTAAGGAGACGCTATGGAATATGTCTATGAGCCGGTCAGCCAAGCCTGGCCTACCAAGTTCTTGCAATCGCATGCCGATACCCAGGTCTTGGCGACCAGGCCCTCGAATAGCCAAGGCACGCAGTTTGTCTTGAGTGAATTCAGTGTCCACAACCGATCTGGCGGGGATGCCATTGTCGGGATTGGAGGGCGGATCGATGCCGATCTGTGGCGGTTCTACACCTGGACGGATACTAACTATGCCGCCGGGACGGTACTCACGGACGATACGACGGATGCACAGGATTCTGATACCGGCGACGTCAACCTCGATACCGTATCCACGAACAATGACGGCTTTGCGATCGGCTGTGATATGCCGTTCAGCATTGCGTCGCTGATGATCTCTCAGGCGAGTACGGCGAGCACGGTCTGGCAAGTCTACTACTCCATCGCCTCGGCCGGTACCGGATTCTCGAGCAACTTCACAGAAATCACCAATCTCTATGTGGCGCCGTCGTTTGGCTCTACGGGCGAACAGCTCATTTGGTTCGAGCCGCCGACCGACTGGCATGCCGTCGAATCCGATACCGCGATTGTCAACCGGCATGGGCGCAGTGATCGAACCGTCTTAGGCTATACCGCCCCTCGGCAGTACATGCTGGTGGTGAAGTCGACCACGGCGCCGAATTCGGCCCGCGGACAAATGACGCTTGCGACGCTCGGCCGGATGTACTTCACGACAGCAGGCGTGACCGATACCGGCATCTTGACGAATATCGGTGGGTCTGAATTGCAGTTGCCGCCAGGGTGCGATGCCGTCGCCGCGGCGATCAGCGTGGCGGCGCAACAGAGCCGGGTCGACATCAAGTATCGCTATGCGTGATGAGGCGAGAACCAAGTGTCGGCAGTGTAAGGTCTTTTGGAGGTAAGTGGGATGACCGCGATTCTCCGAATTATTGAAATTGTCTCGGCATTCACAGTAGCAGTCTACCTGGTTGGCCGTGTCATTGCACCGATTTGGAAACATGTTCGGCTGCGATTCCTCCCCGTTGTCGTGCTGTGCATGCTTCCCTCACTCGCTGCCGCAGCGAATCATTATATTCGAGATGGGGGAACCGGCACAGGAACAGACTGGTCGGATGCGTGTGATGATTTTGCAGGATCGTGCGCCGTGGCCTCATTGGTGCGTGGAGATACGTACTATGTTGCCGATGGGAGTTATGCGGCACGGACATTTAACAAAGCGGCCAGCAGTAATTTAGTGATCACGATCAAGAAAGCCACGGTCGCTGATCATGGGACATCCACAGGGTGGGATAACGCTTATGGAGATGGGCAGGCAACTTTTTCTTCCCCGTTGACGTTTTCTAGTGATGATTGGGTGCTAGATGGCACGACCCGAGATGAATCCAACCCGCCGCTGTCCTGGTTCACGACTACGGCATATGGGTTTAAGATCAGCAATAATGCCAACGCGGCACAGCGCCAAGTGATTTTCGGGGATACGTTAGATAATTTCACCATGAAGTACGTGTGGGCGGAAGGGCGCACCGGGGCATTTAGTGGGGCTGAGCGGCGATATTCAATCGATACGGAAACTGGCGGCACTTCAACCAATATCACCTTTTCCCGCAATCTCACGACGGACAGCAACCAGTGGTACTTCCTGAGAGGCACAAATAATACCACGATTGAATATTGGGCGGGTGATCGGCTGACGGGGGACGAGTTTAACCACGGCGATGCCATCAACTGCTATTTTACCGCGGACAATGTGACGATTCGGTGGGGGATTGCGCGCGATGCGTGCACTGA